TGATATGAAAGGGATAAACTATCTCTTACTTCATTTGGTAAATTTGAACTAAATGCTATTTCAATTTGTGAGTTTGGATTTGGATTTGTAGTTAATGCTCTTACATTTCCAATATCCGACTGAGGGTTAGTTTGCGTTATAACAGATGATTTAAACCTTAAAGCAATACTACCAAAGTTAAAATTTTGAGTTTGTTGTTCTTCCCAATTATCATTTACTAATCGATATTCGGTTACACCAATGCCATCCATTTCAAATGTACCTACACCTAATTTTTTTATAGCAACTACAAATTTTGATAATACTTTACCATTATTTAAATTAGCAGTATATGTTTTAGGTCCGCTGAATTGTAAAGATGAATTATATATTACATCAATCGTTTTACCAAAGCCTCTCGAATAACCATCTTCTATGAATTCTAAAGCAGAATCTTCACCAATCAAATGTATTGTCATTGGATTATTAGCAATTGGTGGAACATATGGTGGGAGTGGATTTCCTCCACCTCCGCCGCCACCACCCAGATTTTCATTAAATGAGTCATTTAAATTATTATCTGCGTTTCCTGGATATCCGTAAATTTGCTCTATTGCTTTTTCCAAAGTAATTGTTTATTATAAATATTTGTTTTATTAAAAGTCTCTACCTGTTATATCCGTATCTGCATCTGCAAATCCTCTATCATCAAATCCATTGTAATAATCGTTTGTACCACTTAATCCTGCTGGTATGTATTTAGTAGAACCCCCACCTCCGCCTATTCCTAATCCAATTTCTTGTTCAGCAGCAGTACTAAATTCCGTATCCTTTAAGTTTGGTTTGGGTGTTGTTACTACCGTAGGTGCTACTACGGGTGGTTTTATTTTTGGTGTTGGTTGTGGAACAGCTATTGGTGTTGGTTCAATTGTAGGTGTTTCTATTAGTATTTTAGGTTCAACAAAAGTTTGAATTGGTAGTAACTCTCTTGTACCAACAACATTGACAGATGCCACATCAGGTGAATATATATTTCTTTTAATATCAACCCTTGTACCAAATGAATTTATATTATCTTGAATTTGTTTTCTTAATTCTACAATAGCAAATTCTTTAGGTAATTGCTTGAAATCTATCTTTCTTCTTTGTAATGTTTTTATATTAAATGAAATACAATTATTTAAAATTGATTGTATATTATTCATTAACATATTAAAATCATATTGTTCACAATCATCGAATCTTTTTTCAGAAGGTTTTCCAAAATTAGACTGAGATATATCATAATATTTATTATTTACCCAATTCTTTATACTATCTCTAAAGTTTTCAAATATTCTAGTTCTAAATCCTTTAAAGTCTCTTAAACCAAAATCTTTTCTCAATACATTAATAAAATCATTTCCAAATTTAGCAACCATTACATCATCTATTTTTGTTAATGATGTTGCTTCAAATCTATCTAATGAATCTAATATATTTTTTTTATAATATTTAAAATCTTTATGTAAATTATCTAAGTTTTTGAATTGATTATTTGTAAATGTATTTACACCTGCATCTTTTGTTTTTAACGGAACGATACGAATTTCTTCTCTAGATGGTGATATTTCTTGTATCCAAACTCTAGTCATATCATTATCAGTACCAACTCTATTTCTAACAAAATTTATATTAACTTTAAGAATACCATTTGTAAATCCTAAATTATTTAATAATTTTTCAATATTAATTGCAAGTTCTTTTTGTCCACCTTTATTAACAATATTATATAAATAATCTTTTATATTATTGGGCTTTATATATGCAACATTATTACCTGTTTTATGTGGTAATAAATTATTATTGATATCGTAAACCGAAACTTCCATTACATCTCGTTCACAATCTCCGAAATCAGTATCTTCTATTTCATTTTTTGATACAATAAATAAATCTTCAGATTGAAGGTATTGTCCTTGATTATCCGTTTTATTATTAATTGCTTCAATATTTGTATATTTTTTAATACTCATAGTTTATTATATTAATATGAACCTGGATTTGCTTTTACAATATTACAAGGATATTCTTTTGATTCTGTTGTATTATCTGATTTTGTTGCGGTTACTTTAATAGTTCCTTTATATTCGGTAGTAGAGCCCCATCCAATAAATTTAGATTTAGATTCAGCATTGCCTGGAATAGCATTTGCATTTATTTTAAAATCAATTGTTTCACTACCACTACCAACTATTTCAAAATTATTTTTTGGAATAATCAACCAATTCCACCCATTGGCTAATCTTGCTTCAAATGAAATTTTAATAGGTTGAGCATCATTATTAGTTAAACTTAATTGGCCACCGGCTTCCCATTTAGTTTGTCCATAATCCTTTGCATTTATTTTACCGGCCAAACCTTTTGGTATATCGGTTCTAGCTTTTGCTCCTTCCCACTTAACCACAAGGCCTTTTACTAATGCATCACCACCACTAGCAGCTGCTAGATTTGATGTAGATTGTTGAATGGCTTGTTGTTGTTGAATTGCTCCTAATTGAGATTGTAAACCTTCAATAATAGAGTTTAATGAATCTATTTGCTTAATTAACGCTTCAATTTGTGCTTTAAAGCCAGTATTTTGAGCTTGTAAAGAAGTTCTCAATATAGATTCATCAACTGATTTTTGTAGTGATATTGCTATTTGCCCTGTAAAATCTTGTACAGTTGCACCCAATGTATCCAATTGATTCGCCAATACGTCATTAGTTTGCTCAATTGATAATCTATTATTTATTTCAGTTTGAACTTGTGATTTTAAATCAGATACTTCTTGTTTTAATGTTGCAACTGCTGATGTTAAATCGGTAACTTGTTTTCTTAAATCTTCGTTTTCAACTACTTTTTCATCATATAGTGGTTTCGGAACTAAATCTAAATTTATTTTAGGAATATCTGGCTTTAATTCTTTAACTTCTGTATCAATTGCTTTAACTAATTCGACATCATCTAATTTTGTTTTGTTTAATGGTTTGAATACCAATGATGATGCTATATTCGTATTATCAACAACAGTAACATTATATTCATTTTTTGCAATAGCAGAAGAACCCGATACACTTAAAATACTTTCTAGTGCGGCATCGTTTTTTTCTTTTAATTTTTCAGCTATTGCTTCTAAGGGTGTTAATGCCATTATTATACTATTTCAAAAATGAATTTATCATCTATTACAGTAGATATACCACTCTCTACTATTTTAATTTTTATTTTATAAGTTCTATGCAATGGAAGGGTACTCAAATCCATTACAAAATAATTAGATGTTGAATCACAACTTACTTTTGTATATTCGCCAAATGGATATATTACTTCTCCTGTCTTATAATCTTCCAATTGATAATACGATGAACCGGATGGTAAATATTTCACTTGGTCATATTCAAATGTAGTTCCAAAAGATTTTAAAGGATACATATCTCTACCCTTTACTCTAATTTTGACTTTTTCATTTTGTGGATATTCATTTTTTAAGTTTAATAAAACTACCTTATACCCATCTTCCGCAGAACCCGTTACAGATGTTAAACTACCTGTTGTGAATACACTATCATTCCAAACTAATTCTAATTTGGGTTCATATATTGTATTTGTTTCCTTTGAAAAGAATTTAACAACTCCATAATCCAATGTATCATTTTCTGCATCAATACTATGTCTAACTATGAATCCATTATTCTTTAAAGAACCACTAACCCATTGATGAATTATATTTGTCACATTCATTCTAACATCATCTGGCTCATTACTAAACGATTGTGTTGCCGAACCCGTAATAAACCACGTTCCACCTTCTGCATTAGCCGAACCTGTTGTTCCTGCTACAAATACTGCCGTTCCTGCTGTTACATTATCTTGCCACGTATTTATCCCATCTCTATATTTCCAACTAACTCCATTTGATGTTATATTGTCAAATTTTGTTCCAGTTCCCATTGCCCAACTTTGCGAAACGGCGTTTGCATAAATTGAATACTCCAATGGAATTTCTTCCGAGTTGGCTGAACGTAATACTAAATATGTTTGCCAGCTACCTGTCCCTATTGATGTTATTTCTGACTTAATTGAGCCTGTATCGAATTTAATTAAAGTTCTTGCTATATCTTTTGAAGAACCATAATAGAGTTTACCTACTTCTAATATCTCATCTCTACCTGTATTTTGTTCAGGTTGTTGAAGATATATACTCGCGTCAAATGATGATGTAAAAAATTTATGCATTATAAAGCCCTCCCTTTTATGTCTTTGTTTGGATATTTAACTTCAAATATAGATGGGTCTAAAGAAGGATAGACAATCTTACCTTTAGTTGCTTCATCTATATTATATTTATTTGGAGAATAGTTTCCATCTCCTCCACATAAATTATATATTTTAACTGATGGTACACTCATTACTCCTTCTACATTTGCAAGAATTAATTCTATTTCTGAAATGTTTATTGGTTTATTAAATGTCCAATTATCTATATTAAAATAATCTTGTAATTGAATTAAACAATTAGCAAGTACTTCGTTTTTATTATAATTTTGATAACATATAACTTCAAAATCTAATCCAATATTAATGATATATCCATTTATTAAATTAACTGCATCAGTAATCATTCGATATTCTCCCAAATAAGTTTTAAGATTTTGCTTAACCGATTGATTTAAATTTGTTAATTTCTTATCACCATCATATCCCAAAACATACATATTGATTGCAAATGGGTTATTAATTTCAGCTATTGCTGTTTTCTTTTGAGTAAGATACTTAACTAATTCTTTTTGAATATCTTGTTTAGATTTATCTTTTAATCCCTCTACTACACCAACAAATTCTGCTATATTTTTAGGATTAGCAAGAATAGATGATGGAGAATTATTATCAATTTCACCATCTGGGCTTACATATACTTTTGCAACACTACCATATCTTTCTGGCATTGATAATGCTCTTACAACATAATCTTGTTTAGTTACTGCTCTATTTTGAGAACCAAACATTGCAATTGCATTTTGTCTGATTTCTTCAATCGATTCAACTCCTCTTCCACCCACAGCTGGTTCTAAATTTTCAACCGCTACTGAACTTTTATAAGTTTGATAAGCTGCTCTTTGTGCATCAGTTGTAAATGATTGCAAATCTTCTTCAAAATTAATTTTAATAATAGAAGTTAAATCACCAGAATTTACATTTGAACTAATTCCACCGCCTGTTAAATATTTTACAGTTAAAGTTTTATTAGTAGGCGCAATACCAAATGTATTTGTTTTTAAAAAATTAGATGGGTCAATTGAATCATTTAATCTACTAATAGAATTTGCTAATCCTAACCCAATATTTTTAGTATTTGGTAATATTATTTCATCAGCCATTGATGTATCGCCACTTCCAAATTGTAAATCTAATGTATTATCGGAATTTATTTTAGTTGAAAATCTATATGGTACTTTTTGCACTTCTAAAATGTATGGAGTAGTTCCAACCGAATCACTCATCTCACTATCAGCTTCAATATTAGCAGATTCAATGAATACACTTTCTTGTGCTAAATAAGGAACTTCATACCATTTAGTAGTTGTATCATCTATTACTGATACGATTTGTATAATATTAGTATCATTAATAGTTTTTGATGGATATTCTTCGTATCCAGCAAAATCTAATTGAATATCTTTTTCAGTAGCTGAAATGGCTTTTACTTTTTTAGTAATAAGATATTGTGTAGGTTGCCCTGTATTAGTATCTCTACTAAATACATCTATTTCTCTACTTCCCGAATTTGCAAAATCAACATTATCAACAGTTCTAAATATTACTGATGAATTAGTTGATGATACTATCTCCATACCCTCTTGTATTCTTAAAAAGAAAGTTTCATCTGGTCGGTTTGAACTACCACTATCAATAGATGGGACTAATTGATAAACAGTCAATGTAGTTACAGCCGGCGATGTTACCTTTGGTTT